CGAATTTGACGCATGGGAACAAACCATTCCTGAAAACAAACAATTTATTTCCCCTAACTGGTCTGTTGCACAAATAACAGATTACATTGTTAACAATTCACAAACAAGTGAATCACATGCATATAAAAATGGTATGTTCTTTTTTCAAACTATGAACGGTGGATTTAGATTTCAAAGTATGGACACTATGTGTTCCATGGAATTCCCAATTCCATTTTCCCAGTTTCCTAGAAATACACAAGATACAGAAGAAGAAAATATAAATGCGCCTGATGGTCTTAATACAATGATTGATGTGTATAAGAAACCACAGTTGTTTGATACACTTCAAGCAACAGTTGGTGGTGCATATGCATCTACCTTAAAGGTGTATGACCCTATACGAAAATTAGAAGAAGAAAATGTCTTTAGTCTAGAGACTGCAATGAAAAAGGGAAATCATGTATCAGGACACATTATGTTAATGACCGATGATATGGAAAGAGTATTAACAGCTGGAGAGATAGTTGATAGAGAAGTGTCTCCTTCAATAGATGAAATTGATGTAGACCTTCAACCAACTCAAGAATATGATTCATTAATTATTAATGATTATCACAACCAACATTCATTTGATAATGAAAGCAAACTATCAGACCCCGAAGTATTTGAAGCAAGGAAATTAAAGGACAGTGGAATACTAGAAAGAAGAGCACTGTTAGAAATATTACAACAACATAGAATGATACTCACCATACCATTAAGAACAGATTTATCTGTTGGTATGATAATCAAATTACAAATACCTACACCTGAAATTATGGGTGAGGGTGATAAGTATGATAAAGTGAATGACGATAGATATCTAATTACTGATATTAAACTGTCAGGTTCACCAGTAGAAAAGGCGGGTATGCTTCATATAGAATGTGTTAAAGAGAGTTATGCAATGAAAGTAGAAGATGCTAAACCACTTGACGAAGGAACAGGGCCCGAAATAGAACCCGAAGAGGCAGTGTGGTAATGGATTACTTTTACGGAATAGTTGAAGACAGACAAGACCCATTACAAGTGGGTCGTGTGCGCGTGCGTATACACGGGATACATACAGACGAAAAGACTTTAATTGCAACTGCAGATTTACCATGGTGTCAGGTTATCCTTCCAACAACTTCTGCTGGTCTATCAGGAATAGGAACAGGCCATGGACTTGTAGAGGGGTCTACGGTATTTGGATACTTTAGAGACGCTGCAAAACAAGACCCAATAATTCTTGGAACTGCAGCTGGTATACCACAAGTTGGGTATAAGGAATCTATCACAGACGAATTAATAACAAGAGATATAGAGAAAGGATTTAATGACCCTAGACAATTAACCGTTGACGATTATAAAGATACTTCTGAAATGCCAAACCCAGTTCAGGATTCAAGAAGAGGTTGGGGTCTTACAACTGCAATGGATACCGCACCAGTTAATCCAGCAAAAATTGAAGTCAACTATGACGGAACTGGGTCAACAATAGAGGAAAGAGAATTAACAAAGGAAGACTTACCTTGGTATCCATTATATACAGACAGCTCAGATTACTCACCTTATACAAGAGGAGTCTTTACAGAAGGAGAACTAAAGAAGAAGTCTTCTTTAAACGAATTAATATTATCAACTAAACTTTTATCTGCAACTTCGAAGGACGAAGACGCTGCGACAGCATGGAATGATATTGATACCAGTGCAGTAAAACCAAAGGGTGGACAATACCCTCGTAGTGATGAGAAGTTATGGATAGACACTGTAGCAAAACCAGTATACCCATATAATAAAGTTACAGAAACAGAGAGTGGACATGTATTCGAGGTAGACGATACAAAAGGTGCAGAGAGGATTAACTTATACCATAGGTCAGGAACATTCCATGAGATTCACCCTGATGGAACAGAGTCAACACGAATAGTAAATGATAAATGGGAAGTAATTGCAAAGGACGACAAACTATTTATTGCTGGGAACGCTGACATAACTGTAGAGAAAGGTCATGTCACTATTAATGTTAATACAGGTGATGTTGATATGAAGGTATTGCAAGGTGATGTTAATACAGAGGTTACAAAAGGTGATATGAAAACAACAGTATCAGAAGGAAATGTATGGTTAGATGTGACACTAGGTAATGTTGACGCACAGATAGGCGGAACATTAAATGCAGATGTAGTGGGTAACACTACCTTCACTTCACCTGAAACATTAATGACTACAAACTTAACAGTTGATGGAACAGTTCATATAACTGGTAAACAAACTAACGATTCAACAATTACTGCCCAAGGTGATATTGATACTAAGGCAGGAAATGCTCCAACACTTGCAACTCATACACACAATTACTTTAGTGGAGCGGGTGGTGCTGGTTCAGGAGCTCCAGCAGAAACTAAGAAACCTTCATAGAAAAGATGTTAACGGAGTATAAATAGTATTATGGTCGACTATGTAGTAAACAAAGGTAAAAATGTTGCAATCAAGGAAGCATATAAAGACCTTGATTTGTTTTTTACTGCACACCCAATAACTGGAGATGTTGCAACTAAGTCTGATTCAGACGCAGTTCGTAGAGCAGTTAGGAATATTGTTTTAACAAACTACTATGAGAGACCATTTAAACCAAGTTTAGGTGGAAATGTCAGGGGTCTATTATTTGAATTGGACACCGATAGACAAGTTAGACGGGCCAGAAAACAAATGGCAAAAGCAATCATGACATTTGAGCCTAGAGTTGAAAATGTGAGATGCACATTTCGAGTTGAAGACAATTCTTTAGATGTGACCGTCTACTATAGTATTAAAAATGGTCTAAACAATCAAGAGATTCAATTCACAGTAAATAGGACACGATAATGGCAGTAAATAGTTCACAAATAAATATCACTGATTTAGATTTTGATAACATTACAGATAATCTTAAAAACTATCTGAAAGGTCAAGAGATATTCAGAGACTATAACTTCGAGGGGTCATCACTAGCAGTTTTGGTAGACCTTCTTGCATATGCATCACACATAGGTGCAATTAACACAAACATAGCAGCTTCAGAACTGTTTTTAGATTCTGCACAGATAAGAAAGAATGTAGTATCTCGTGCAAAGGATTTAGGATTTACTCCTTCATCAGAAAAAGCTTCAACAGCAATAGCAACAATGACTTTAAAGAACTGTAGAAGTGCAGACGGGACTATACCGACTCTAACTGATATGATAATGCCAAGAGGAACAACATTTAGAACAACCTATGAAGGTTCCAACTATGAGTTTGCAACTGCAGCCACTTATACTCCAACATCAGACTCAACAACTTTTACATATGCTGGTATAGATTTAGTTCAAGGAACTTTTGCACAAGACCAATTCGTATTTGATAATCAAATTTCAAATTCTAAGTTTGTATTATCAAATGCAAGAGTGGACAAAACAAGAATGACAGTTAATGTTAATTCAGGTGGGATAACTTCTACCTATTCATTGTCAACTGATATATCAACAATCAACACAACTTCTAAAGTTTATTACACTCAAGAAAACGAAGTAGGATTTACAGAACTTTATTTTGGTGACGGAACATTAGGTGTTGGGTTACTAGACGGAGATATAATTACAGTAGAATATATTATTGTTGATGATCTTCATGCAGACGGAGCTAATAAGTTTACTCAAATATCTGCAGTTAACGGATTTACAGATTCTTCTATTATCACCACAACTGCAGCAACAGGTGGTGCAGAGAAAGAATCAATCGAGTCAATTAAATTTAAAGCAACCAAATTCTATACTTCACAAAATAGATTAGTCACACTTAATGACTACAAAGCAAAAGTTCAAGAATACTATCCGAATGCAGACGCAGTTGCTGTTTGGGGTGGAGAAGATAATGACCCACCACAATATGGTAAAGTATTCATTGCATTAAAACCAAACAATGCTGACTATCTTTCTGATACAGAAAAGACAATGGTGAAGAACAACTTAAAGAAGTTAAACATGTTGACAGTTAGACCCGAGATTATAGATGCTGATATTGTTAAGATTCTTATATCTACAACAATTAAATACAATCCAACTCTAACAACCTTAACTGCGGGAGAACTTGCAACATTGACTAAGAGCACAATTAATCAATTCGATACAGACTTTCTAAATGGATTTGATGCAATCTTTAGACATTCGAATTTAACAAAGGTAATCGATGCAGCCGATTCTTCAATCTTATCTAATACAACAAACATAAGGTTGAGAAAGAAATTAAAACCAACGCTTTCTGCAAATCCATTAGGATACACATTATCGTTGGGTAATGCATTATACAACCCACATTCAGGTCATAATGACATGGCTGGTGGGATTACAGTAACAAGTGGTTTTAAAGTCGGAGGGGATTCTGTAAATACTCATTACTTTGACGATGACGGAAAAGGTAATTTAAGAAGGTATTACTTATCAGGGTCAACTCGGATTTATAAAGACAACGCAGCTGGAGTAGTTGACTATTCCACTGGGTTAGTAACTATCAATGCTATTATTTTAACCTCAACGGTTAATACTGATACATCGATAGATTTCACAGTCATACCTTCGGGTAATGATATCGTTGCAGAGCGAGGTAACTTAATTGATATCTCTAGTGACGATATTAAAGTGACTGCTGAAGTGGACACCATCGCAAGTGGTGAATCGAGTGCTGGTGTAGGTTTTAATACTACCTCTACCAGTTCATATTAATAAAAATGTATAAAGTGGTCGGGAGTCCCCCGAGTAGTTTCCCATTTATTTGGATTTTAGGAGGAAAATAAAATGGCAGATAAAAAAATAACGGCTTTGACCGTAATGGCAGGTTCCGAGGTTTCAGCAACTGATATTCTTCATGTTGTTGACGACCCGTCAGGAACACCTGTAAACAAGAGACTTGCAATTTCAAGTCTTTTTGAAAATATACCAACTCATTTAGCAATTAATGACATCGTTACTGTTAACGCGTCAGGAAATATTAATGATGGTGGTATTATTGCTGTAGATGCTGATAGCATCGTAGCTAACTTGGCATTGAGCATATCTGATTCAAGTGATGCTGGAGAAATCAAAATCATAGTGATTGCGACTGAACCAGCTTCAACTCATGATGTAGTAGTAACGCCTGGCACATTTAATAATGGAACAACTATCACATTTACAGACAAAGGCGATGCCTGTGTCTTAGTGTGGTTAGGTTCTGCATTAGGTGGCTGGAACTTATTGACTAACATAGGTGGCACAATCGCTTAATAAGAATTATGGCTAAGGACGCGTTCAATATTGATAGGTTATCTGATAGGATATCCACTCTAGTCCCTGATTTTATTCAGGAAGACGCACCAGTATTTGAGCAGTTCCTAAAGGCATACTTTGAATTCCTTGAAGCAGAGATATTAGTTCTCGACTCTCAAGGTGAGCTGGACGAAATTCTACTTGAAGATGACTTAGGTTATCTTCTCGTAGAGCCAGCAACCGTTCACCCATCACCTGATAGTGCAACTTCTAGATTATTACCTGAACAAGATGTAAATCCTTTCCAAATTGGAGAGTATATTGTTGGTAAGAAAACTGGAACAGTTGCAAAGATATTATTAATTAATAGTAATACTTTCTATCTAGAAACAATCCAAGGAAATGGATTTGACGCAGGGGAAACGGTTACCAGTAGGCAAGGTAAACAAACTGGTGTAGTTAAAACATATAAACATAATACTATCCTTGCAAACAATCAACTACTGAATTATTCAGATGTTGATCAGACAACGGAAGAATTTTTAGATTACTTCCAAAAAGATTTCATACCTTCGTTAGACATAGACGACACTAAAGACGCAAGACTAACGATTAAAAACATTAGTGGCCTTTATCAATCTAAAGGAACAAAACAATCATTAGAATTATTACTGCGATTCCTGTATGGCATGGACGCAGAGATTAGATATCCTATAGACGAAACAATCCAAGTATCAGAGTCAGGATATAATGACCAAAGACGAATTGCAGTTGTCATGGACGATGTTAAAACTCGTCCAAGTTCAACTGATAAGGTGGTTCAATATGAATTAGACGGGGTCACAATTATAGCCGAATCAATCGTAGAGAATGTCTATGATATTTCAACAACGAGCGCACAAAGAGCAGAATACTCATTAGAGATTACAAAAAACCACTTTGGAACATTTATCCATGAGTGGCCTTGCACATTTGTAGATAGAGACGGAGTGACCAAGGTCACTGGAAGAGTTAAAGGTATTCTATCTGATTATGACGAAACAGAATCGTCAATTTATGTAGCACAGGAAGACGGAGACAGTATACTGTTAGAAAGTATACAGGGTAAAGGAAATATAACAACTTCAGCCACTGATAAAACATTAATAGGTGCAGCTGGTGCTAGATTCTTATCAGACTTTAAGGTTGGAGATACCGTTGCATATAAAGTAGGTAATACAAAATATACAAATGTAATTGCAGAGATCGAAGATGATACTAATGCAACATTAACTGCAAACGGTTCAGCTACAGCTGAGAATGTAGATTACTTTAATGACAGTATATCAGGAGGTTTACTAAACGAACACCAAACTTTTGGTTCTATGTATTCCTTAAATGATAGATTAGAGTTTACGAGTGGTAAGAGTGGAAGAGACACAGTAATATCTTTTGGTGTTGTCAACGGACTAAGAAGAGGTGGAGTAGATAAAGTTTATGTTGAAGACGGTGGTTCAAACTACAATGGTGGAGACTTAGTTGTATTTGATAATTCGAATGCAGACGGAAACGCTGCAGAAGGGGTTATCGGTGCAATAGAAGATGTTGCTCACCTTGAGAATAGAACTGAATGGGGACAGTTTCAAATAACTGCAACAGCAAACCAAACTCTTTTCAATGGTGTAGACGATAACGGAAAAAGAATTTTATTTAATGATAACTCGGTTAAGGTATTTGACAACGGAATTTTACAAGTCCCATACACAGATTACACATTCAAAAACGATAGAGTTACATTCGTCAATGGGCGAACAGCTGGACATATTATAGAAATCTATACAGCCTTTAATAATGTATTATACGAAGACGGACAAAGAATACAACTTAATACAACAGAATCATATATCAGAAATGTTGTAATCACTTCGCCAGGCACAGGGTATTCAGAACTACCTCAATGTTTTCCCGGCGGATATATTTATTTTGACAAAGAAACTGATATAGTATGGTATAACGCATTAAACATACGACAAGGATATCTTGAAGGAGAGGTTATCACTGGTGGAACTTCATCTGCAACTGCTACTATTGTAAGAATAGATTTAGAGAATAAAAGAATAATAGTTAAAAGAACACATACAGATGTAAACCAATTTACACTTGCTGGAGAGGTTATCACTGGTGGAACAAGTGAGGTTGCAAATAGAGCAACTCAATGTGCAGTCTCAAGTGGAACAGGTGCAAAACTTATTGCATATTCAGATGAAATTGGTGGTGTTGGTTCACTTAATATTCAAGCCCAAGGTTATAACTATAAAAATAACCAATCATTACACTCAACTTCTATGTTTAAAATGTTGGTGACTACACCAACAGCTACTTTAACTACTAATTTAGTTTTTACAGGAGCGATAACAGGGTCGACAGGTAGAGTTAAAAAATATGATCCAAACACACATGTATTAACATTTGATACACTAGACGGTCATTTCCTTGATAATGAAGTATGTGACTATAATAATATAGACACATTTACTTGTTTAAAATTTAACCCATTCCAAGCAAGAGGAAAAGTTGGTGGTGAAGGAACAATTCAAAGACAGTTAGTAACCAGTGAATCCACATTAGATGAATCTGCTTCTAATTTACATGACGGCTGGTTATATCAAACTCATTCATATGTTGTCAGGGTTGGTGAGTCTATTAACAAGTGGAGACATGTTGTTAAAGATTTAGTTCACCCAGCTGGACATATCTTCTTTGGTGAGGTTGCAGTTAAAGAATTTGTAAACCCCTTTGATGAAATAACAAATGTAGTAGGATATGAAAGAACTAAAAGATTTGAGTTCTTACCAACAATTATAATACACGGGTTCCCAACTTATCATATTGATATTGAAGAATACGGAACAGGCACAGGCTTTAATGTTGACTCGCCTGCAAGTGGTCTTGTAGGAGATAGGAGAGATGACGAGTCTAATATCATTTTAGAAAGTTCAACAGAAGTTTATCACCCTGAAACTGGTAATTTCCTATATTGGGCAGATAAGAATCATATGATATTGGAAGACGCTCCTGATATAAATGCAATAACCGAATACTTAAACGAGTGGGAGATATATTCTACGGAAACTTCTACATTTATTACAGAGGCTGGAGAAGTAATTGTAAATGAAGCTTCTTCTGGCCAAGACCTAGGTGGTCACTTCCTATTACAAGATAGACTTGCAAACGAGGAATTAGCTACCCTAATCGGTTTTGATGAATCGTTAATAGGAAATACACACCCATTTGTAGGAAGTGGTGTAGATGGAACAACAGTTGTAGTTGCTCCCGAAGGCCAGCCGAGATTCGGCCCTTCTTCATTAGATGATAACTATGGACAAAGAAGATTTAATATTCGAATACTTGAGTCTATTGCAAATTCTATAGTTAGCACCCCAATGAGAATAGATACAAATCCACAAGGTGTAAGTGTATCTGTAGAAGTAGAGAACAATGGTTCTCAAAATGTCTTTAAAGTTAATGGTGTAAGAAATAAGCATTTAGAATTGGAAAGAGATAAAACATATTACTTTACTTCATCATCAACTCACCCATTTAGATTTTCAGTAACGCCTGATGGTTCACATAATAGTGGTGGAACATATACGACAGGAGTGAGTTACGGCACTGCTCATACACAAATTACAACTTCTTCTTCAACACCTACTACATTATATTATTTCTGCACAAATCATAGTGGTATGGGTGGTACGATAACAAATTACACAGGAAATACACATACATCATTAGTAATTGATAATGTAAACAATCCCTCTCAT